GCTTTACATTTTTTTTTTATTATTTTTTTATTTTTTATAAATTCTATTTCTGGATTATTACATTTTGTACAAATTATATTTTGAATTAATTCTTCTAATAAATCATCTATTGAATTCTCATTTAAATTTTTTTTATATAAAATGTCATTTTTAGAATTACATCCTAATTTTTTTTGAATAAATGTTATAATAGTTTTTGTTTTAAGATTTATACTTTTAGAAATATTACTTAAATTATTTATTTTTGTTCCTAGTTTATCATCACTTAATTTTATTTTTTCTCTTTTATATCTATAAAAAGGATCGGATATATATTTTGGTATATTCATATTATATTATATTATATTATATGTCCTTATATTTATTTATTAAACCTGAAATTATATTTTCATTATTTTTAGGATTATTAATAAAATACATTAATAAATTTAAATCTATATTATTTTTATTTTGTATTATTAATGGTAAAATGTATTTTATAAAATCATTTATATTCTTAATTTTTATTTCTTTTAATTTGTCTTCTTCTTTGTTAATTTCATGATTTATATAATAATTTATTTTATTAATAGTTTCTTTATATATTTCTATTTTATTACTACTATTTACTTCTATACTATGTTCTATTATTAAAAAATTATTTTTATTAAAATGATTTAAAATCATTTTTACTTTATTAACATTATTAAAATGCTTTTTTACATGCTTTTTTAAATCCTCATCATCTTCATCATCTTCATCATCTTCATCATCTTCATCATCTTCATCATCTTCTTCTTCATAATCATTTTTAAAATTAAATAAAACATAATTTAAATTTACATAATTTGTTATTATTTTTAAAAACTTTATAAAATTTTTATTTTCTTTAAATTTTTTACTAATAGTTTGATTTTTTAACCAATTTTCAACTGATTCATATAAATAAAAATTAAATGTATTATAATATTTAATTACTCTATTATCACGAGAATAAAATTTTTCATTAAATGGATTTTCATCTAATAATTCTTTATTATCATCTTCATGAATATAAATAATTTTTTCAAATTTATTAAAAAATAATATATCTAAAATTTTTTTTAAAAAAGTTATATCTGTATTAATTAAATCATTAATTGTGAAATAAATTTCAAAATTATCATCATCTTCAAAAAAATCATAAAAATCTTTATCATATATATTTTCAACTTTATTATTGTAATTATTATACAATGAATCAATAATTATTTTTAATTCTTCATATTTTTTAAAAAAGATTTGATAATTTTTATTATTATTTTCCATAATATTTTCATTGATAAATAATTCAATATCTAATTTATCTCTTTTTAATTTTATAATTTGAACTTCTTCTTCATTTAAATTAATTTTTTCATTTTTTTTTTTCACGTAATTTATTAATTTAATTAATTTTTGACTATAAGTATTTTTTTTAAATCCTATTGATTCATCATCAAAATGTTTATCAAAATCATCTTTTATAAACGTAATTTCTTTAATATTATTTAATTCTTTATTAAATTCTTCATCTTCAGTATCATTAAAATTATTAAAATATTTAAAAAACCATTCTTTATGTTTATCTTTAATATCTTCTTCATTAAAATCTTTTTCTTCAACTTCAACTTCATCTTCTTCATCTTCTTTTTTTTCAGTTAAAAATTTTTGATAATAATAAATTCCTCTATTTAATAAATCAGTCATATATATATAAATATAATTAATTTAATTAAAAAATTAATTATATATATTTATGAGAAATATGGTTTATCTGACAAACTATTTTCAGCATCTTTAATAGTTTTAATAATATCAGTCAAGAATGATCTATATCTATCGTGTTTTCTTAATGACATTTTTGCTTTTTCTAATTGACTCTTATGTTTTACAATATCAATTTTGTTTTCATCAATTAAATGAGAATTTCTAAGTAAATTAAATGTTTCTTTTAAATAATCTTCATGTTTTTTAAGTTGATCAATTACATTTTGAATTTTTGTTTTTGATATTACACTTAAAGTTTTATTAGAATTCTTTAATCTAGCTTCAATAACATTCAATTGTCCTTTAAAATGAGCACTTAAGTTTGGAACTCTAATTAATG